TATTACCTGATTTATCAACCTTAATATACTGTACAATTTTTAATGGTATAATTTGTGTAACCTTATAAACATGCTTTCCAACATCCTCCTTGAAAAAATACATATCTTTTATTTCTTGTGCCATTTATATCTCCTTCATATTTAACCAATTATGCCCTACTTTGATTTCCGTGTCAAGGGGTACATTAAAATTAATTCCATAATATTCTTTTAGTGCAGGTATTACAGAAGCTGTACCCTGTCTAAATATTTTACTTATTACAGCCTCTTCGTCAGGGTAAATGTCAGCCACAATAGAATCATGAACTGTATTAATAAGTAAACTTTTTACCTTTTGTTCTTTCATTAGTTCATATATTTTTATACATGCTAATGGTACAATGTCAGCAGTTGCAAAACCTTGTACAGGATAATTTTTTATCTGCGTACTGTAACTAGATCCCCCCCATGGCATTCTCTCTGCATATGGAAAGTAATACTCCCTACCTGTGGGTAGCTTAACTCTCTTATAAGTAATAGCATGTGTTTGTAATTCTTCATGCCATTTAGTTATGTCGGCATATTTTTCTGCAAACTTTTTATAATATTTTTTTTCATCTTCTGTTCCTGTAGTACCACCATATAATGGTTTAAAGGTATGTGCCTTTGCATCTTGCCTAGACACACCAATGATATCAGCAGTATACTGATGAACATCTATTTTATTTTTTATATCTTCCATACCTTGTTTATCTTGTGCCAAAAATACTGCAGTTCTAAATTCTAGTTGTGCAAAGTCTACTTCCATTATCTTGCCATTTTCAAACCTAGATTGTATTACCTTACGAATAGGAAATGTACCACCCCGTGGTTGGTTTTGAAAATTAGGATCACGACTAGATAATCTACCTGTTGCTGTTATTGCCTGCATAAATTTAGGATGGAGCAAACTATTTTCATTTGTAAAGTTTTTTAATCCCTCAACAAATGTATTTAAATAAGTATCAATAGAATTATGTCTTATAACTGAATTAATAAATTCTCTGAACTCCCCCTCAGCCTCCCCTGCAATCTTGTTTAATGTAATTCTATCTGTTCTAAATCCTGCTTCAGCAATATCATAGACACTTCTAGGTCTTTGATTAAACCCTGCAAGTTTAGCCATATCATTATAGATAAATCCTTCACCATCACACTCTGCACACTTTGTGTAGTTTTTATATGAACCCCCATCTTTTTTAATTTTTTTAATTATACCTTTACCACTGCATGTAAAGCATTGAGTAGCTGAAGTTTTATAAATAGCATCAGTATTATCTTTAACTAAATTTCTAAACTGCCTAAAGGAATACCTAGGTCTTTTCTTATTTTTTCTTGTATGTTTATCAATCCCTATATTAAATATTCTAGCCCATTCTTTTTTATCTTTAGGTTTTTTAGAATAGATTAACCATGATAATTGTTCAGGACTTGATAGATTAATTTCAGTATCTCCCATTTTATTATAAACAATCTTGCTTATCTTTTGTTTTAAATAAGCAAACTCTGCCCTGTATTCTTTTTCTACCTGTGCAAGATCATTTAAATTTATATGAATACCATTGCGTTCCATATCAGTTAAGACAACTAAAAATTCATTCATCATTTTAACAGTTGTTAATAAATTTTTATCTTTATCTGATCTTAAGTCTTCCATTTGAGAATCAAATAGTTTTCTAGTAATAGCCACATCTGTTCTACCATATTCTTCAACAACATTTACTGGAATTTCCTCAAATGATTTACCCCTATCCATAAATTCTTTTATTCTGTCATCTTTTGCACCTATTTTTCTGCGCTGACAACACATATCTAATGTTAAACTCTTACGAATACCACGATTTAATACATACTCACCTATCATAGTATCATATACATTGCCATCATATTTAAATCCTGCCTCAAGTAGCCAGCTTAAATCAAATTTAATGTTATGCCCTATTAATAATTTAGTTTCATCTAATATCTTTTGTATTTTATGATAGCAACCCTTATCAACCCTTTCAGTATGATTAGTAAAATAATATTCATCGTTGATTCCTACACTTACTAGGATATTTTGGGGATTAAATGGTGATGGATCCATACCACCGTGCTCTGTTTTCTGATACGAAGTTTCTACGTCTACTGTTGTTATCATGCCCTGTACCTACTAATATTTTTATCAAAGATGCAATCAGGTTCACCATGATAACCTGTTATTTTATTTTTGCTGACACATAAATGCCTAGTCCTATCTGTTGGATCAATATTAATATTTCTACCAATACCAATAATTAAATCAGCCTCAGCCGCCTTACCTGTTTTAGAATTTTCCATCATATCAAATGATACAGAAGATCTATTGTGTGCGTCTGCTGATGCCTGTGATATAGCAATAACACAACACTTTCTTCTCTTAGCTATTTCTCTTACTCCTGAATATATGGCTCTTAGTTTTTCATCTGTTCTTGCGAATGATCCACTAATGCCTATCTTATCTAATTGATCAATTATAATTATGTCAGGCTTATGCTTTTCACAATGACTGTCGATGTCATCTATTGTCCAATCAACTATATCTAATAAAATAATATTTTTCCTTATTTTTTCCCATCCATTGTGTGCCTTTTCTATGTTACTAACTATTTCAGAATTTGTCATTTCAGTACAACAATTAATCAATCTCATCTGGGTTCTAACGGCAGGTTCTTCATTAATAAATGCATGTATCTTTGCTCCTTGTTCAGCAAATCCACCCTTGCCACCTACTAGACTAATCCAAAAGGCAGTTTTCCCTGTCTCAGGCCGTGCAAAAAAAATAGCTAAGTTACCCTCACCAAGTCCTGATACATTTTTATGCAACACAGGTATATTAAATTTCCACTGAGTTGTTTTATTTAATTCATTTAATAAATCACTAATGTTACTTGTAATGGAATCAATTTTGTTTTCAGGCAATCCAGCCTTATGCTTTTCAATAATATTTAAAATTAAATTAAAGTTCGCATCTTTACCATTATAAATTTCTGTAGCTTCAACTGCTATTCTTCTAGCAAGTTCACGATCACTCATAATATGAACTATATCTTTAGCTATATTTTCACTAGGTTCTTCTATCTCTTTTATGTCTTCTATTAGTTTAGAGAATTGTTCTTTGGATGCACGGGTAAGAGACGGGTTATAAAATGAAGTATGTAAAGAATACAGTTCACCAAGTGTAATATCTTTGTTATACTTGATGTGGGCCTTTTGAATTGTTTCATATAATGATCCAAAATTACCCTCAAAAACAGATCTAGATATATTAGCTTTATACTTAGTGTAGAATTTTATATTTAACATTAGTTTTATTAATTGTTTTTCTATCATATTAATCCCCCTCTATTCCTTAGTCTTTTAACAAGATCAGCCTTATCCCCTACTTCCTTTGCTAGTTTTTTATTGTCTTCTTTTAATTCTTTTAATTCTCCTTGATACTTATCACTAATTTCTAATGCAATTGATAATGAGTTCTCCAATTCTTTTATTCTTTCTTCAGAAGTTTTGTCACCCATAAAACATTTCCTTTATTTCATCTGTATTAAAATACTTTAAATCATCTTTAAGAGGTTTAACATTTACATTTTCAAAACCAGATGATCTTAAGTCATTCACAATTTTATAGGACTTAGCTGTGGCATCTCTGTCTAATGCCACATACAGTTTTTTATAAGGCTTTAAAAATTTTTTATGAGATTCTTTAAGTGAAGTACCCATAATAGATATGCCTGTTAAAACATTAGATACTGCACAAGCTGACGCACAATCTTCAACAATCACGGAGTCCTCACATTCACCGCATTTAAACGGAACATCTTTACTACCATATATATACCACTTGGGGTATACATTTGAGTTAAGACCTCTACCTATTGCTCCCACATACTTGTTGGTAAATTGATTTTTAATTAAAAATACAATTCGATCCTGCTTAACATCATATTTAATACTTGCCCTATGCCACGCCCAAGCCTCAGCACAATTATTTTTATGTATATACTGTTTGGTTTTTTCGTTTGAGTCCACAATTTTAAAACTATCTGGTATAACAAAGTCCTTGTCTATATTTTCTTGGTTTGTTTCAAATGTTTTTTTAACATAACTCATGCCTTTTTCATTTTCTTTTTTTCCTTTGGCACTACATGATGCATGAAAACAATACCATCCCATACTGTCATTCGTAGTATCAACCGACAGGGTATTTTTATTGTGACAAAAGGGGCAATCCATTCGCATCTGTGTATCAGGTGGAACAAAGAGTCCATGTATTACTTCAAGTTGTTGCCTATAGTTCATATTTTTTTTAATTCATATTCTTCTTCTAGTGAATTAAGAATGTTAAGTCCCTTAACTATATCAGATGCTTCAGATTTATTCCTAGCTATACAAAATGTAAACGTATGTGTATCACCAAAATTTCCATAAACAATATTATGTTCATTCCAATACCAGCCTTCTTTATTTATTTTATTTATTATTTTTATATTCC